TTCCATCAAAGCAAGTAAAAACATTTGGTCATCGTATGACATAAACTCATCCTCTTCTTCAGGCATAACCTGTAACTGACCTAACTGCTGACCTCTTGGGTCTGCTGGCTTATAAACCTCTGATCCAGTACCTAATCCTCTTACTCTTTGTGGTACTCCGTACATCTGGGAAGGTAATCCACCTTTGCCTCGTTGTGGAGAATATCCCGGTCTAATGTTTCTCTCATTAACCTCTACAGTGGGTTTACCAAAACCTATACTCAATGGAGAATTAAGGTTAACTCCTCCTGCCTCATTAGGTATAAATAAATTATCCCAACTAGAAGTTGCTTTAGGAGCTGCTTCATATATTCCTTGCTGTCGAAGTAGCGAACCAGAACGAGCCTTCTGAAGCTGTAGCCTTCTTTGTATTTGTGCTTGTATTAGACGTTGTTTCATTCTTTCTTCTTCTGACAGTATAGGATTGCCATTCCATATTGGTCGTGCCATATTATTCTCCTAAAACATTCCTGCTAGGCCAGTACCGAGAGCCGCTCCAATTGGCCCACCTAGAGCCATACCAGCGCCACCAGCTAATGCGGTAATCATGGGATTAGGACCGGCGGGACCAGTAGAAATAACATTACTACCGTAGTCACCTGATATAGCGGCAAGGTAGTTCTGCAATCCGATGCTTGGCAACTGTGATTCGTACTCGTATCTGGAAAGGGCGCTATCAATGCCTTTCTGTTCCATTGCTTGACGTTGCTGACCAATCTTATCCATAGCGGCTAAGTTGGTAAGAGGAGCAGACATGATAGTGGGATACTGCCCAAGATAACCTTGCCCAATACCTGCACCTGTGGCTCCCTGACCCATGCCAAACTGTTGTGCTCCAAGTCCCATCTGGGCTGCGTCCATCCTACGACTCTGGGCTTGGTTATAAGCATCAAACTCTGCTTTAGCAAGGTTGTCATTAATATTCTGTGAGGCTGCTGCTACAGCGTTAGCCTGTATAATATCACCTCTAGTGCTACCACCGGGTTGGTGCTGTACCATTGAGGATCGTATCCCTGGCAAGACTTCTCCAGTTAACTGACTCATTGCCTCATTCCTGTAAGCATCAGCAAGAGGTCCGAATGTAGATGCGTCTACCTCTCCGCTTAGAAGACTTGAGTATTGAGGATCAGTGAATGGAGTGTATCCTGCATATTCAGATGCAGTCTTTGGACCTCGCATAGAGGCACCATAGTCCATTAAATCTCTGCCGTATCCAAGGCCACCTAGCTGAGTAGTCTCTGCTCCAGCCTGTAAGTTAGCAGGTCGTGGTCCACTTGCATAAGAAAGAGCAGCTTTCTGAGCCTCTAAAGTAGCAGGATCAAATGGCGAGAGTCTGGTTCCAGAGTAATAATCTGGAGTCATCTTACCTGTTGAGTATAAATCTTCTGCTCTTTTAAAGCCTGTCTCTAAATAAGGCTTCTGTTCATCCCACGGTTCAGTCCGTGTAGTCTGTGTTTGGCTTCCTCCTGACATATATTACTCCCTCATTAACTCAACCCCAACAAGAATCGGGCCTTCATGCTCCGCGATACCTGTCGGGAAATATGGATAATAATCATAATCATCTCTATCCTCCCTATAACCTGATCTTTCCCACGCTCCGTCACCGTAAGTCCATCGTGGATAGACATACTTATATCCTTCAACATCAGGCATAGGGAGTCCAGAACCATATGATCCAGAATCTCCCACATCTGGGTCCATAACAGAGTCGGGAACCTTATAGGATGATGTTGATGCTGTTGACCAAGATACAGGCGCATCTGGCGTATAGCCTGTTAATCCTGTGGGAAGAGTGTAGTCAAAAATGCCAGTCTTTCCGAAAAGGCCAGACCTTGCTTGAGACTCAGGACTCCAAGGGCTGTAATCAGCCGCTAATAGTCCCGGTGCTAGTGGTTGTGATATAGGTACTATTGCCATTTGCTTTTAATATCCTTTGTTATTACTGAGTATTCGTTATCCCAGTTTAGTTTTTTAGCAAGGCCTTTTCTAGTCCATGCTTCTATAGAAGAGCATTCATGTCTTACACCAAATCCTTCAATGATATCTATAAAGTCTTTCCATAATTCATAATCGTGACCGCTTTTAGACGCAAATGTTATGATCCGTAAAACCTTCTTTCTTGGGTAAGTTATCACCTCTGTAACGCCAGCGCAGAATACCTCACCGTTATTTATACCTACCCATAATACCTCTCTGTCATCAAGGATAAGGTCAAGAATGTCTGACGATAACATCTCTCCGTCTGCGTGTGCCAAAGCCTTGTCTAACAAAGGTTTTACATCTTCCCAAACTTGGTCGATATCATTAGGATTAACTATTAATAGATTGGGCTTATTCTTGTCAATTAGACTTCTAGGTGGCTCTATAGATTTGTCCATGATGTTCCGTTGTAGAAATATATCCCTTCGCCGCTGCCCGGGTTCCAATCAGTTCCGTCTGCATATCTAATGTCACCAGTTCTAGGGCGGGAAGGTTCTGCATGAATCCTCTCAAGACGGAAGGTTGCTTGGTTATACAGGATGTTGCCTAGCCTTTTAAGCTCTGTAACCATATACAATCCTAGATCATCAACCTCTTCTGGGAGAGGTCCAGGCTCATATAGCGTTACACTTTTCTGTACACGATCAGCGTAGGTTCCCATTAGTAAGACCTTGAACCACGTTGACCTACCTCCTGTACGTCAATAGCGTAACCGTCTAACTCCCAATCCATATCGGTGGTAGATTCAAAGCGAACAGCATATAACTTACCTGTTCCTCTTACAGATACTTTGGACTGTGTATTTGGGTTGAAGGTTACAGGAGCGTTCCAAGTAATACCTTCCTCTGTTGACATTGAAGTGCCTAGATATACATTGATATAGTTATCACTACTAATAGACATTTTAGGCCAGATAGCACTAATCCTTTTTACATTCGCATGGTCTGCCTGACCTTGCTCATTCATAGTCAGACCGCTTCTTTCTATGTAAGAGGTCATAAGTGTGGTATCTTCTTTGTTGCCTGAGTTATCCCTGTACAACTTAGTATTGGTAGGATCGGCAAAAAGGAGAACCTTGTCCTGTAGGTCATAACTCATAGTCCACGGACCTGTTATGCTCTCCCATGTTTCCGTTGTCGCGGCCCATGTAGTTGCTCTTATAGGGTTGCCTACGTTGCCGTATCCTATATGCGCTAAGTCTGGTATATCTCTGATGGTAAATGTGTTGGTAATATAGTTCCAAACAACAGCCTTACTCGGCTGATTTGTATCCGCGCCGTCAGCAGTGAAACAGAATAGTATCTCTGTCCTTCCGTAGTCTGCGGTTACAAAACACTTATTGGTCTGCGCTCCATCAATTGACTGAAACACATACTCCTTCAGTTTCATGGGAAGGATAGGCTTTATCCTTTGACCGTCATTGATATAGAAATTACCTTTACCAAAGATAGCATGACCGCCATCAAACTCCGCTACACAGTTCTTTGATATCGCTCCAATGGTAGGAGACAACTGTCTGAATGAGAATATAAACGGAGTGCCTACGAAGGTCATAGAGTATACAGCATCCTCCTTGTAGATCATAAAGGAGTCTCTTAGTTGTAGACCGTCTAATATGTCTCCTTTTGTATCTGCTAATTCAAATTCACCAGCATCAACCGTACTTAGAGTCTCATTCCATGACGAAGGTAAGGTCTGGATTGCCGATTCTGTACTCCACTTAACAACTCTAGGAAAGTTTATTCCATCTGTAGTTATATTAAGAGCAACCAAAAAGGATCGGAATGCTCTCATAGACTTACATAATACAGTTATAGTTACTGGGTCATTATCGGAGTGTGTGGCCGCAGTTGTTCCTCCGGCTCCTCTGGTACATCCAGTAAAAGTTGTAGACGTTATTCCTGTATAAGTAATCTTCTCGCTTCCAATTGTCATGGTTCCTGCACTTGGGAAGTCATCCGTACTGTCAACAGTGATAGTAGTTACTGAAGCGTCTATGCCTCCATCAAGCAGTGTAAGGCTAGGCCAGTTTGAAAGGTCTTGCATCTTCTGGCTGGATATTGGCTTACCATCCGTTAGCGCCCAATACTGAGGTTTGTCAAAGTTATTGGTCATTACCAGGACACCACCGATAATGGTGGAAGTCCAGCCTTCATCTGCTGTAGCGGAATATGTACCGCTAGTTCTGGTAATATTATACCACTTGTTTGATCTTGTTACAGTTGCGTCATCTGAGTGTGAGGCGGCTGAAGTGCTATCAGCGCCTCTTGTACAGCCTGTGAAGGTTGTTGTTGTTTTACCTGTATATGTAATATTCTCATTATCTACAGAAATCGTACCTATTGATTCAAATCCTGTCGTACTGTCTACTGTTACTGTAGTGTCGGTATCATTTATAGAGCCGTTCAATAATGTAGATGAGCTTGTATTATCATAAGCGTATATAGACACAAGGCCAGCAACAACCCAAAACTCAGGAGTTCCTAGCGTTATCTGAGTTATATAATACGGAGAGATAGGACAGGTAGACATTACCTCTGAGTAACCTGGACACTTTTTTATAGAGCCTTCTTCAGTCTTTACGTTATTGCCGTCAGACCATACGTTAGGAGGCAAGTTCCATGAACTCTTCTCCTTGACAATACCAACTTGTCCGACATTATCAACGCTAATTAAAGCCATTAAATGTACCTAACGTGATATTTATCTACTTCTGCATCAGGAGCGGTAGGCCAGCCCCAATTAGTTTTATCCACAGTCCTGTCATATGTTTCAGTTTCCGGGCCGATTGTTTCCACACCTTCGTCGTAGGTAGACAG